CGCCCGGGATGCCGATGTTGCCGTTAGCGCTGATGCCCGCGACAGCAGCCTCGCGGCTGTATTCCTGGGCCCACTCCAGCTCTGCGCCGGTCAGGTTGCGGCCCTCGGCCACGTTCAAAATGGCGCGCTGCAGGCTAAAGCTGTTGTTCACTTTCTTGACTTCGCGAGCCTCGGCCATGCTGCCGATGTTGCTAACGCGAGCGAGGCGCGCAGCGGCTTCGGCTTCTTGGCGCTTCAGTTCAATCTTCTTGTCGAGCTTAGCGAGCTCGTCGACCATGTTGCGAGCCACGACCATGTCGTTATCGCTGATCTCTTCGGAGGACTCCTCCAGCTTGGCGACGAACTGCTCGTGCTCTTGAGCCTGTTGCTTGCGCAAAGCCTGGAGATCCTCAAGCGTGTATTTACGCATATCTTGTTGAGGTTGTTTGGGTTCTACTTTCTTGCGGGCAACAACAGAAGTCGCCTCGTATGCGGGGTAAGTTACGGGAGAAACGTCATATAGTTGTCCGACTTTCTCGATTACCATAACGCCATCGTCGAAGCTGCGTTCGCTAATACTAAAAGCGAAAGAGCTTTGCGTAACGTCGCCACGCTGCACCATAGCGTAAAGGTCGCGGCCGGCCTGCGTGTCGATGATGTTAGCCTTGTAGTACAGCCCGCGCTCGTCAGTGGTGAGCTTTAGCGTGCCGTTGGTCGTGCGCGCAAAGGGCATGTTGTTGTCGTGATTAAACAACAGCCGCACGTCGTCCTCGAGGCGGCCATCAAAAGCGCCGCGCTCGATGCGCTCACGCTGTCCGCCAACCACTGTCTCCTCGTCGTAAAGGGCCGCGTAGCCCTCGAGCGTCATAGGCTTCTTGCCAGCGCGCAGCGTAGCGTTACGCTTCAGAATTTCCGTTTCCATCTTTGCTAATGTTGTCGCTGTACGCCTCCAGGCGATCGAGCGCGATTTGGTTTACTTGTACTGTGTGCACGTCGCCGCCCGGCACAGGGTTCAGATCCTCACGGGCGCGCACCTCGTTGATGCTCATCCAGCCACTGGCGAGCGCTTCCTTGTACATCTGCGCGCGGCTGGCGTTGTCAGCGCGATACATGCTGTCCATGTCGAAGCGGATGTAGTGGTCGATGATGTCAGTGCCCACGATGAGCTTGCGGTCCAGCTCCTGCTCGATGCGCTTAACCCAGGGCAACAGCGTGTGCTGCCGGAACATAAGGTTTTGCTGCTCGACGTTGTTGTAGGTGGTCTGCGACTCCAGCTGGACCAGCGCAGGCGGAACGCTGAAGATGCGGCAGATCTCCTCGGCTTGGAACTTGCGCGTTTCGATGAACTGCGCTTCCTCGGGCGGGATGCCAATGCGGTTGTAGCGGAAGCCAAAAGGCAGGAGCTTGGTGCCGGCTTCAGTGCCGCTGTTGTTCCAGCTCTGCTGGATAGTTTCTATCTGCTCGTTCTTTAGCGGTTGCTCCGTGCTCAGCACGCCGGTCATCTGTCCGCCGTTGCTGAAGTATTGCATGCCGTAGTTTTCCGCCGCTTTAGCCAAGCCGATATTCTGCGCGTGCAGGCGGATTGGCGACATGCGTTCCAGGTTGCAGATAACCAGCATTTGCATGTCGCGCAACACGCGACCGTCCTGCAGCTCGTAAGCGCTGAACTCAGCGTCCAGCGGCTTGACCTCGTAGTAGTTCAGCAGCTTAAGCTGAACAGGTTGACCCTGCTCGCGGATGATCTCAGCGTAGCCGCAGCCGTACATAACAGCTTGAGCGATAAGGCTTTCGAAAAACTCGTAAGCCGTGCAGTATTCGGCCGGCTGGTTCAGTAGCGCTTGGACGTCACTGTTACGCGCCGGCTCACTACCTTGCAGCCCCCGACGCATCACCAGCATAGGCATCGCGGCGAGGCTACTGCTAATCTTGCTCACGCAAGCGTAGACTGCGGCGATTGCCATGCTGTTGGTTTCGTTCATCACGATGTTGCGGAAGCCGTAGCCGTTGATGCCCATCTGGGCCGCGATCGTGGTGCTGTCGTACTTCGCAACGCGCGCGCGCTGAAAGCGATTAAAAAAGCGTTGCAGCCTATTTGCCATAGTTCCAAAGGTAAAAAAAAGCAGGCCCGCCGTCGCGAGCCCGCTCAAAACCTATTACATGACTACAGAGTGATGATGTCCAAAATCACCTCATCGTCTTCTGCGTTGTTAAAGTAACAACCAAGCGCCATAATGCTCGCGACGATGCCGTCGACTTTCTGGCTTTCGCTATTTTTTTTCTTGCTCACTTTGATGTTGTCCGCGTCGTCCCGTTGCAGCTGAACGCAACCAATCTGCCAGCGCAAGACAGGATGCGCGCCATGCTGAATCTTGCCCTGGCACATGAGGCGCTCGAACTCCTTCGTGGGATAGCTCATAGATGCGTAGCCCTGGCCAAACTTCTGGCAGTCTATGCCGGCGTCGATGAGGTCGGGGACAACCATCTCGGCGTAGTAGCGGTCGAATGCTAAAGCCTTGAGGTTGTAGCGCTCCTTGCAGCTTAGGATATAGTCGCGCACGACATGCATATCGGTAACGTTGCCTTCGGTGATAGTCACCAGGCCGGCGCGCTGAAAAGCATAGTAGTCTATGCTCCCGCTCTTCTCCTTGCTCTGTGCCTTCACTTCGTTGCAGAAGTGGTGCACCTTGAGGTAGAAGCAGTCCGCTTCGTCGTCGTGGAAGATGAGAGCGACAGCGGTTAAGTCCTTCACGCTTGCCAGGTCGAGGCCAGCGTAGCAGGGCAGCGTAGCGAGGTGCTCTTCGCTGACCTCCTCGGCGCCTCGCATAAACTCCTCGTCGGTAAGCCAGCGCGTCTCGCTTGCTGTCCAGATATTCAGGTGCAGACGCAAGAAGGTGTTGAGCTGTCGCGGGTTGCTTTCGCACTTGCGCACCTCCTGCTCGAAGTATGCAGCCTTGCAGATCGTGCCGAAGCCGGGGTTTGCTTTCTTCCATGTTGCCTCCTCGCGCCAATCGTCGTCGCGATCAGCTGCATAAATGATAGGCAGAAAAGTCGGATCGTCGAGCTCGCCGCTGGCCACCTTCTGCGCGTAGCTGTGCACCTCGTAGCAGATGCTATTGACGTCGTGGCCGGCAGTCGTGATAGCGCAGATAAGCGGCTGAGCCCTGGCGCCCGTGCTGGTCGTCAGCACATCCCACAGATCGCGGTTCGGCTGCGTGTGCAGCTCGTCGAAGATGACAGCGGAAGCGCTGAAGCCGTGCTTCGTGTTGGCCTCGGCGCTGATGGCTCGATACCAGTTGTTCTTGTACTCGAGGCTGTTCTGCTTAATCTTGACATGCTTGCGCAGGATGGGCGACTGTCGCACCATAGCGGCGGCCACCTCGAACACGATGCGCGCCTGGTTGCGATCGCCGGCCGCGCTGATGACCTCCGCGCCGTGCTCGCCATCTTTCAGCAAGTGGTAGAGCGCGAGGCAGGCGGCCAGGTTGCTCTTGCCGTTCTTGCGCGGGAGCTCAATGTACGCGGTGCGGTACTGCCTTAGGCCGTTAGCGTCCAGCGTGCCGTACAGCGGCCGCAGGATCTGCTCCTTTTGCCAGGGCTCAAGCAGAAAGGGAGAGCCGCCAAGCTCCCCCTTCACATGGCTGCAATGCCTTTCGATAAAGCTGATAACGTCGTCGGCCTTAGAACTCATCTGCAAAGGTTGGAGCTACGGAGATTCCGAGCTCTTTGCTGTAACGCAGTTTGCGGTCGCGAAGGCGTCCCAGCTCTTCGTACTGCGGTCGCTTCTTCAGCAGCTTCTGGCCTTTGTCGCCAGTCGTCTCGTAGAACTGTCCGTTCTCCAGGATGTCAGCTTGTAGGTGTTGCTCTTCCACAATAATGTGCGCGAGCGTGAGCATGGCGCTCTTTCGCTTGTAGCTGATGTGCCGGGGATCCGGTGAGTCCTCTGCCAGCAGGTGCTGGTAGGCTTGTTCAATGTCGCGTTTAGTCATGGGGAGTCGTTTTAAATGCCTCAAGGTATAGGCGAGACAGATC